TCCGAATGCTTCACGCACTGCGAATGGGCAACCCTCGAACTGCTTTGGCAAGCGGCCGCCGTGAGTCCGTCACGAGAATGATTTTGCCTCGCTAGTCCCCAAGGGGGACGCAGGGGCCAAGGGGGGCTGCGCATCCCAAAAAACGCAGACCAAACAACAAACAACCAGAGTGATATGAAAATTGTAAAAGGAAAACAACAACGGCCCCAGCGGGTCGTGATTTACGGGGTTGAAAGCGTCGGCAAGACGACTTTCGCCAGCAAGTTCCCTTCTCCCTTGTTCCTCGACATCGAGGGCGGCAGCAACCACCTCGCCGTGGACCGCGTCGCAGTCTCGAGTTGGAAGGAACTCGGCGAGTGCATCCAAGAAGCCAGCCGGACGGATTACGAGACGGTGGTCATCGACAGCGCCGACTGGGCGGAGCGGTTGGCAGTTGAAGACCTCCTTGCTACGAGCAAGAAGCAGAGCGTCGAGGATTTCGGTTTCGGCAAGGGGTGGGTGATGGCGGCGGAGAAGGTCAGCCGGTTTTTGACCGCCTTGGATGCGCTCATCGATGCCGGCAAGCATGTGGTTGTCCTGGCTCACTCCAAGGTCCAGCGCACGGAGCCGCCGGACATCCTCGCCGCTTACGACCGTTACGAACTCAAGCTGTCGAAGCAGTCCTCTCCGCTGGTCAAAGAGTGGGCTGACGAGCTTTGGTTTTTTAGATTCAAAACGAAAGCCGTCTCGCAGGAGGGCGGTAAAGCCAAAGGGGTGGGGGGCAAGGAGCGGGTGATCTACACAACCCACTCGGCAGCCTACGACGCCAAGACCCGCTCGGGCCTCGCCGAGGAGTTGCCGATGGAGTGGGAGTCCGTGGCGCATGTCTTTGGCAAACCTGCACCCAAAACCTCGGAACCTGCCGTGGAGATCATCGGCCGGGAGTCGGTGGCCGTCCTCGAGGACAACGAGGAAGTCGTCAACCTTTTCCTCGTCAGCAACGGATCCATCCAAGAGGGCCAGACATGGCGAGATGCCAGCGAGAAACTGCGCCAGCAGATCGTAGCGCGGCCTGCCGCCCTAGTGGCTAAAGCCAAAGCCCAAATGGAGGTGGCGGCGTGAGCGGATTGACCACAGAGGACACAGAGGTCACAGAGTTGGTGGTAAAGGAGATCAGTCCGAGTTCCCTGCCAAAGCTGGCCGAGTGCGCGCTTTACACGGGCGCACCCGGCACCAGCCCAGCAGCCGAGCGTGGGACGCTTCTAGACAAGGCTATCAGGGAGCTTTTGGTTGATGATCCGACCACCTACGACGGCCTTGCCGCCGAAGATCAGGCGGTGGCTCGGTGGGGCGTGGATGAACTTCGCACCCTGTCGGGTGGCTACCATGTCGAGACTCGGGAGGAATATCTCGGTATGGAGGTGCCGGGCCTTTCCAAACCCGGAACGGCGGACGCGGTATGCGTTCGGGCGCAATGGGTGGCGGACATAAAAACGGGCCAAGTCCGCAACTACCGCCAGCAGCTCGCGGCCTACGCGCTGGCCTGCATGGTCGAGCATTTCGCCAACTCGTGGACGGCGCATGTGATCTATGTCGATCAGCGACTCCGCCGCACCTACGATTTCACCCGCGACCAGGCGGAAGCTATCGTCAGCAACACGATCGCCGAGGCCTCCAGCCGATTGGCGGAGCCGACGCCTAATGAATACTGCGGTTGGTGTGCTCATCAAAACGGGTGCCGAGCCTTGGTGCGTCAATCCTCCGAGGCGCTGGCATTAGTCAAGTCCGACCTCGCACTCTCCGACATCCGCGACCAAATCCTCGCCAATCCGGTCGAGCTTTCGGCTTTTGCCGCGAACTGGAAGCTGGCCGAGAAGCAGATCGCCGAGCCGGTTCTCGATGCTCTGAAAGAACGCCTCGCCGCCGGCGAGGACATCCCCGGCTGGAAGGTCACGACCGGCGCGGGGCGTCAGTTCGTGGAGGCCGATGCCATCGCTCGGGCCTCCGCCAATGTTTCAAAAGAAACGCTCATCCTCGCCCTCGGCGGGAAGATGGGCGCCGACAAATTTCGCCAATTCTGCGCCGACGCCGGTGTCGAAGTGGATGAATCCGCGGTGAAGGCAGGGTCACCCATTAACACCCTGCGCCAAATCAAATCCAAAAAATAACATGCCTACCTACAAACAATCCGAACCGAAACCCGTCTATTTCGTCGAGCCGGGAACCTACAAAGTCGAAATCGTCAACGCCATGGAGAAGCTCTCCAAGGCCGGAAACCCGATGATCAAACTCATCTGCCGAGTCGAGATCGGCGAAGGCGCCAAGGGGCCGGAAGTCCATGAGCACCTGACATTCACCGAAAAAGCGGGGTGGAAGATTGACCAAGTGCGCGAAGCCTGCGGGTTCGCCGTGATCCCAGGGGAGGACATCGATGTGCAGCCCGAGGATTTCATCGGCAAGACGGCCACGGTCGTTCTTGGCGAGGAGGAGGGTGCCGACTCCGGCCATCGCTTTAACACCCTCGAGCGCTGGCTGTCACCCAAATCCTCGGCCCCCGCGCCGAAGGCCAAACCCGCCAAAGAGACCGACGACATCCCGTTCTGATTCAACCCTCCGGGGCGCGGCGTGGATACGCGCAGGAATTTTTAACCCATGACCCAAGACCTCAGCCTGCGCCTCTCTATCTGTCTGAACGGCTGCCCGATCGGGCCGCGCATTCAACGGGCGGAGCCGCTGCCGCCTTATCGGCACACCTATTCACTAGCCGAGCAGGCGGTGGCGGAGGCGGACATGGAGCGCGTGCGGAAATACATCGAGCGCAATGCAAACACTATGAAGGGAAAGAAATGACTCAGCTAGACCTATTTGGAACCCTCCCGAACGAACAGCGGCGCCGCTATTGGCGCAAGCGCCTCCGTGATTGGCCGAGGGAGGTTTTGGAATCCCGCCATCACATCCACACCAGCGGGTGGGGCATGGCCGCGCAGGGCGGTTGGTTTGCCGACCTTCTGCACCGCGATGGGGCCATGGGAGAGTTGGAATACATCCGGTGGCAGAGCTTTGAGCGCCGGGTGAAACGCTGGGAACAGAACAAACTGATGAAGGAGACAAACCAATGACATCTGACCAAGCATATCAATTTGCTGATTCCGATTTAGATAACGCATTGGTGATTTGGGAGTCACGAGACAAATCAAGATATGATTTGGCGGAAGAGTCCTACAGGCGAGCGGTGGCGATTAGGGACAAGTTTTTCCCTGATGAAATTTTGAAAGATTTAATAAATGACTGAAAGATTAGCATATCCAGAAAAAGAGAGTGCGGTAATCGGGTTCCTTGGTGCTAGTGGATTCCGTGGCATTCCCCCGGAAAGTATTGCAAACCCAGAAACATTTACCAGCACGCTGAATGGAGTGTTTTATGCTGCCGCAATCAATCTGCACATGCAGAAGCGTCCTGTTCTGAATTGGACGATTATTGAAGAGGTTGAGAATAATAAGTTTTGGCTTAAAGCGGTGCAGGATGCAGCTTCTGAGGCGGGGATGCCAGATTGGCGTGATGGGTTAGCTGCAGCAGATAAATCGATGGTGAGGAATCCTGATGGCGGCCTCGTAATTGGTGAATTTTTGCAAGATATCGCTGATGCTGCTTCCAAGAGGACTGCAACGCATATCGGAGGCCGGTTGGCTCGTGCGGAAATATCACCGAAGGAAGCCAGTGAAGAATTGCAGAAGGTTTTGGCTCCAAGGAAAGCCAGAATGCATGGCGTCGAGGTGCATTCGTTTGAGGATCTCTGGAAATACAAACCCGAGGCTGATCCGAGCGCCTTGCTTGGAGATCGATGGGTTTGCCAGGGCGGGCAACTGCTTCTGGTGGGGCAGTCCGGTGTGGGCAAGTCTTCGCTAACGGTGCAGGCGGCAATGATGTGGGCGCTAGGTTTGCCATTTTTTGGGATTAAGCCGGAGCGGGCGCTTCGGTCTCTTTTTATTCAAGCGGAAAATGATGTTGGCGACATGGCGGAGATCGTGCAAGGGGTCATGTCGTATGTGGTGGCTTCGGCCAAGATGCCGCAGGCTGATGCTATTAAGAGACTCAAGGAGAATGTTGTTTTCGTTAGAGTGACGGCACAGACGGGGGAGGCTTTCGTTGAGGTGGTGCGGGAGCTGCTGGAGAAACATGGGCCGATGGATTTGGTTTTTGGCGATCCGCTCCTCTCTTACATCGGGGATGATATTTCACAGCAGGCGGTGACTTCGCATTTCCTTCGTGGGCTGTGCAATCCGCTGGCTTTTGAGCACAAGTTCGCCTGGGTGTGGTCACACCATACAGGGAAGCCGCAAAGTGACAGCAAGGGCCGCCAGCATTGGAACGCAAATGATTTCGCTTATATAGGTCTGGGTTCTAGTGAGCTAACAAACTGGGCTCGGGCAATCTGTGTTCTACAGACAACGAAGCACGATGGTATTTTCAAGCTACTTCTTGCGAAGCGTGGGCGTCGTGCAAATACCTGCGACTCGCTCGGGCATCCTACTATTGAAGTGGTGCTTAAGCATGCCGACCAAGGATTGCATTGGGAGCCTACTGAGCTTCCAGAAGAGTCAGAACAAGAACAAGAACATAAGCACAAGGGCAGGCCGCCAGCATTGTCTGAAATTCAAAAAGCCGAACTTATATCCATGCATTCAACATGGCCTGAAGGAACTCCGAGTTTTTACAAAAAAGCAAAAGAGCGATTCAAGGTATCTGATGACACCATTCAGCGAATACTTACAAAAAACAAAAAGGAGCAGGAAAACAATGCCGCAAAATAACCGCAAAATAACCGCAAAATTTGATTTTTGCGGTGCATGGATGACTGCCGCAAAAATACTGCCGCAAAATCCCCCCTTAAGGGGGGGGATTATTTTGCGGTCAGATGTTTTTTCGGCGTCGTCATTTCCAACCATGGAATGCCGCAGAAATGATTTTTGCGGAATCCACCAACAACAAGACTCATGAAACTCTACATAGGAATAGACCCCGGCCTGTCCGGCGGTATCGCATTCATCCCAACCACCGGCGACCCATGGGCGCACAAAATGCCCGAGACCGACCGCGACCTCATCGACCTTCTCAGCGACTCCATTTCGCTGGCGGAGCCTCGGGCGGTGCTGGAGTTGGTCCACTCCTCGCCGCAGATGGGCGTCAAATCGGCTTTCACCTTCGGCGAGGGGTATGGACGCCTTCAAGCGGTTCTGACCGCTCTGCGGGTGCCTTACGAGCGCGTGAGGCCGCAGGCATGGCAGAAGGCAATGGGGTGTCTCACTAAGGGCGACAAGAATGTGTCGAAGCGCCGAGCGCAGGAGCTTTTCCCGACCCTCAAGGTCACGCACGCCACAGCGGACGCGCTCCTCATCGCCGAATACAACCGGAGGACAGCCCAGCCATGAGCCGCAAAAAGCCGAAATTCGGAGGACGCGGGAAGATCATCCAAGAGGTGGCGGGCTTCCAGGAGTTCAGGCAGGCCTGGCTCGCCAACATGCTCGAGGAGATGAGCGCGGCCTGTGATCGCTTTTGGGCCAAGACGCCCGAACGCCGGAAAATCGAGGCCGCACGCCAGCGATCGGGTTTTAACTTTGGACACTCACATGAATAACACCTTCACCGCAAGAAACGGGGAGCCTGCCTATATGCCAGACTACGACCTCGACACGCCCGAGGACACGCTCGCCGATGAACTCGGCACGACGCCGGCCGTGGCTCGCAAGGTCATTTCGATGCTCCAAGCCGCCGAGGTGCGCCAGCAGGCGCTGACCCTTGGTAAAGTGGTCGGGCTTCTCCTCGAGACCAACAACCTGCCGGTCATGGCCAACGCCATCGCCTTCGCGGCCGGCCTCGACCAGCTGAACGGCAAAATGTCGCAGGCGCAGGTGGCGCGGGAGTTGGGCGTCACCAGGGCGCTCGTGAGCCATTACACGGTCGGAGTCCGCGATGTCCTCAGCGGCAAGCGCGACACATTCGACTGCACGAAGTTCCGCAAACGAAACTCCTCCAGAGAAACCTTCCGGGCAAAAGCCACGGATCCACACACGGCCGCCAAGTCGGCAGCCATTGCCAGATACAGAGCATCACTCAAAACCACAACACCATGACACAACTCATCGACCAAAAGACATACACCCTCAGCGGCGTGACCATCAACCCAGACGCCACCCGCGAAGAGTGGATGGCGATCCATAAGGACATATTGACCTGCAAGCACGCCGCATCCAAGTGGCTGGCTCAATCCCGAGACTATGCGACCAAGCGGTGGGGCGCGGAGTTTATGGCGGACACGGAACTCCAACTCGAGCTGGACCTCGGGCTGTCATTGCCGGCCGAAAAGCCCACGCTGAATCCTACGGACAAAACCACAGCGATCGTGACGATCGAGGGGCTGAGTCAGAAGTTCCAACTCTGGGAGCGCAAGATGAGCGATGACATCGGCAAGTGGGACAAGGCCAGGCTCGAGCGCGCCCTCGAACTCCTCACTCCTATGGAGGCGACAGCGGCACGGATCCGGGGGCTACTGGCATGAGCGACACGCCCGAGACGGATCACCTTGAAGTTCAATTAGCGCAAGCGGCAATGCACTCACATCCGATTTTGTGGGAGCATAGCCGACGCATGGAGCGCGAGCGGGATGAGGCCATTCATGGCTCATGCGTGAACTACAACTTCACACAAGACGCAAGGCGCGAGCGCGACGAGGCGAGGGAGAAAGCTGAACGCTATAGGATGGAAGCCAATGCGCTTATGATGCAGCGCGACGAGTTGCTCGAGCGTAACGCCAAGCTCCGCGACATAGCCGACAGAGCACTAATGCTTAACCAATCCCAATGACCTGCCCGACCTGTGGCACCGACACCCGAGTCATTGCAACCCGCGACGGATACAGGCGCAGACTATGCACCAAGGGCCATCGATTCGTCACCATCGAACAGGCGCACGAAACGAAATTCCCATGGCTATCCAAACCAAAGCGCAAACCATTGAAGAAGAAAAAGAAACCAAAGCAAGACGATAAATGGATCGAGCGCATCAACGCCAAGCTCGCCGAGCCATCATGAGGGGGGTGGCATGGGAACCCTACCGAAACCCTTCAACCATCGCAGTTTGCCAGTCG